CAACGGAAGTTGTAAGTTTTCTGGTATAGGCTTGAAACGCCACAGGATGCGCTGTGGGGCGTTTTTAGAGATAGGTTGATACGCGATGGCTAACCCACCCAAACCTGCCGAATTGAAGGTTTTACAGGGCAATCCTGGTCAGCACAAAATCAAGGTTTCGGCTGATGTTGCGCCTGTTCCTTATGGTTGGGTTGAACCGTTGCGCCCTTTGGATTGGGCTGGTCAGCAGTTGTGGGATTCTGTGTTCAAGGCTGGCGAGTTGTGGGTGTCGAACCGGACAGACATTCAGTTAGTCCAGTTAGTCTGTGAGCAACTTGACCGCAAGGTTCGAATTGAAAGTTACATTGTTGAGCATCCTGACGAATGGCATATGTTCAAGCAACTCAATGATCTTGAACGCTTGATTCAGTCGAACTTGTCGTTGCTTGGTTTCACCCCTGCTGACCGAACCCGACTTGGTTTGGTTTCCGCTAAGACAAAATCTAAGCTTGAAGATTTGTTGGCGCGTAAGGCTGCTAAGTGAGTTGGCCACCGCGACTGCTAACCCCTGTTTCGGCTAAGGCTATTGGTCAGGGTGATGGTGAGTTTGCTATTGAGTTCGCGGAAGCTTTTGGTTCGATTGGTAAGGATGGTATTGCTGGCAAAGCCGGTTCGCCTTTGGTGTTGCGTGATTGGCAGAAGGAATTGTTGCGCCACCTTTATGCGCGAGATGCTAGTGGTGGGTTGGTTGCTCAAACTGCTTTGATTGGGATGCCACGCAAGAATGGTAAGTCTGCTTTGTCTAGTGCGGCTATTGCGCTTTATTCGCTGATCGCTGAAGGTGTTGATGGTGGTGAAGTGATTGTTGCCGCCGCTGAAAAGGAACAGGCGCGGTTGGTGTTTGGTGAAGCTAAACGAATGGTTGAGAATAGCGAACTTGCCGACTTGGTTCAGGTATATAAGGACAGCATTTATGTGCCAGCGACTAATTCAGTTTTGAAGGTTGTGTCTGCTGAAGCGTATTCGAAGGAAGGTTACAACCCACACCGCGTGATTCTGGATGAGTTGCACGCACACAAAACACGAGATTTGTTTGATGTGTTTTCTTTGGCTATGGGTAACAGGGGAAAGATTGGGCAACTGGTGGCGATCACTACCGCTGGTGTGAAAAGCGATAGCACCGGTCAGGATTCGATTGCTTACACTTTGTATCAGTATGGGCAGAAGATTGCTAAGGGTGAAGTTGTTGATCCTTCGTTCTTTATGGCTTGGTGGGAAGCTAACCCTGATGCTGATTACAAAGACCCTGCGACTTGGGCGGAAGCAAATCCTGGTTTTGATGATTTGGTTTCGGCGGAAGATTTTGCTTCGGCGGTTAGGCGCACACCTGAAGCAGAGTTTCGCACTAAGCGTTTGAACCAGTGGGTTTCTTCACAACAGGCTTGGCTTCCTGCTGGTGAATGGGATGCTTTGAGTGCAGACTTTGAGTGGCCTGAAAACGATGAGTATGTTTTGGGGTTTGATGGTTCGTTCAGTAACGACAGCACCGCAATTGTTGCTTGCACCATCCCTAAAGATGATGAGTTGCCAAAAATAAAATTGGTTAAGGTTTGGGAAAAGAACTTCGATGTTGATGACGATTCGTGGCGTGTAGATATTGCGGATGTTGAGCAAACGATTCTCAACTTTTGCCAGCAATACCCGATGGTTAGAGAAATCGCCTGTGACCCTTTCCGTTGGCAACGCACAATGCAAGCTTTGATGGAATCAGGGTTACCAATTGTCGAATACAACACAGGGTATTTGAAATATATGATCCCTGCCACTGCGAAAGTGTTTGATGCGGTGGTTGAAAAGAAACTGATGCACGATGGCAACCCAACCCTTTCACGCCACTTGTCTAACTGTGTTTTGAAGGTGGATGCTAAAGGCCCGCGAGTAACGAAAGAATCGGCGTATTCAAAACGCAAAATTGACGCGGCGATTGCGTTTGTGATTGCGTTTGACCGCGCAACAAGGGCTGGTAACATTGAAGAAGAAGTTGTGCCAGCATTTTACGAATTTTAGGAAGTCTTTTGATTGCACTAATTTTGCAAGCAACCGGTGTGGCATCGCTGGTGGTGGCTGGTTTCCTTGTTAATACTGCGCTTGGTTTTGGTGTTTTGGGTGTCGGTTTGACCCTGTTTGGTATAGCGATTGAGAGAAGTCAGCGTGCTTAATAATCTTTTCGATGGGGAACAGCGCGGTGTTCCTTTTCAGTCTTTGTGGGCTTCTAACGATTTCCCGATGAGTGGCACTGAAGCTGGTGCTTACATCACACAGGATTCTTCGCTAACCATTTCAACTGTGTATGCGTGTATCAACCTGATCAGTTCTAGCATTGCCACTTTGCCTGTTGATGCTTACATTCGCATTGACGGTAATAGACTTCCGCTAAGACCACGCCCTGAATGGGTGCAACAGCCAGACATTGAGATTAGTCGCATTGACCATTTTCAGCAGGTTGTTGTTTCGTTGCTTTTGGATGGTAACGCTTTTGTGCGCGTGTTCCGTAAGAATGGGCAGATTGTTTCTTTGGTTGTTCTTGACCCGACTAAGGTTCGTGTTGAGCGACAGGCTTTGGGTCGGTTGAAGTATTTTTTCAATGAGCAGGAAATCAAACAGCAAGACATTTTGCACATTCGCGATCTTGTTCGACCTGGTGCTTTGCGTGGCGTTTCTCGTATCGAAGAACTGAAGGAAGAACTTGGTTTGGCTTCGGCTTTGCGTTCGTTTGCTTCACGCTTCTTCGGGCAGGGCGCAACTGCACAGTTGGCCATTGAAACACCTGGTAACTTGACCCCTGAACAGGCTAAGAACTTGGCTGATTCGGCTAACAACCGACACAGTGGTTACCGCAAGTCGAACCGCACAATGGTTTTGTCTGGTGGCGCAACAGTGAAACGCATTAGTGCCGCACCTGATGAAGCTCAAATGATTGAAGCGCGCCGACTAACTGTTGAAACTATTTGTCAAGCGTTCGGTGTTTCCCCTTCGATGATCGGTATGACCACACCTGGTGCGATGAGTTATGCCAGCGTTGAACAGGCTTCGTTGAACCTTGTTCGTTTCTGTTTGATGCCGATTATTCAAAAACTTGAAGAAGCGTATTCGAATTTGATTGTTGCTGAACGCGCTTTCATCAAGTTCAATGTTGATTCGTTGCTTCGCGCCGATTACGCTACTCGCGTTCAGGGTTACGCTTCGGCGTTGCAAGCCGGTTGGATGAGCATCAATGATGTTCGTTCTTTGGAAGATATGCGCCCTGCTGAAGGTGGCGATGTGTATCGGGTTCCACTTGCGAATGTTGGTTTGGCTGCTGCTGATTTGACTGAAACTGATAAGAAGGTTGCGATGGCGCAGAAACTTATTCAGGTTGGTTTTGACCCTGCGAGTGTTTTGGAAGCTTTGGAACTTCCAACGATTACGCATAGTGGCGTTCCTTCGGTGCAGTTGCAGGGTGTGGCACAGATTGACCCTGAAGCACCTGAATCGGTTTATGGTGCGTGATGGCTGTTAGTTCAGGGCAGACAGTGGTTGGTTTGACCCCAATTGGTATTGATGGGGTTTCAACTAACCCTTACCGGTTGCACTTGCACAATGGCGATAACACCAAAAACCTTTTCATTGGCAACGCGACTGTTTCATCAACAACAGGTTTGAAGTTGATGGGTAACGACCATTTCGAGATGATTGTTTCCCCGAACGAACAGTTGTTTGTTGTGAGTGAGCAGGGCGATCACACAATTTCTTGGTTAAGGATGGATGTCTAATGCCTTATTGGATTACTGCACCTGGTCAAACCGCTGATTGTGCTGGTTGGGCTACTGTGAAAGAAGTTGCTGGTGACTTGGAAGTTATTGGATGCCACCAGTTGAAACAAGATGCTATTGCGCAAGCGGTGGCGATTTCGTTGAGTGAAGGTGACGAGAGTTTATTTATGGGCGAGTATGGAAAACGCAACCTTGATGGTGCAGTGATTAACATTTGCGACATTGACGACACCCTGATTTCTGGTGGTGAGCGTGTTGAGCGTGTCTGGTCGTTTGTTGATGAGTTGGATGGCGAACTGTATTTGGTTACTGGTCGGCCTGAAAGTCAGCGTGAAGAAACTGTTGCTGAACTTGAGCGTTTGGACATTGATTACGATGCGTTGGTTATGAACGATGGTTCAACAGCGGATTCGACAGAGTTCAAGAAGTCTGCTGCTGAAAAACTTTTGGAAACTTTCAACATTGTTTTGGCGATTGAGAACAACGCGGATGCGCGTGAAGCTTACAAGTCTTTGGGTATCAAAACGATTGACCCTGCCGACATTGAGCAAGCACCTGTTGAAGAAGATGCCCCTGTTGAGATGGCTAACAGGTTTGATGTGATTGCTTCGGCTTTGGTGCAGAAACTGTGGGGTGAAGTTCGCGGTAAGGAACGCGAGATTCGCACACAGGATGCTGATCTTGAATTGCGTGCGGTTGATGAAACCGGTATGCGGTTTAGTGGTTATGCGGCGGTGTTCAATTCTGCTTCGCGTGATTTGGGTGGTTTTGTTGAGTTCATCAAACCTGGTGCGTTTGCTCGTAGCCTTGCCAGCAGGAACAAGATTATGTTGCTGTGGAATCACGATACTTCTGCACCTTTGGCTTCGACCCGTAATGGTTCTTTGACTTTGCGTGAAGATGAGAAGGGTTTGTTTGTTGAAGCGACCTTGCCAGACACCACACTTGGGCGCGACATTGCCGCACAGGTTCGTTCAGGTTTGACCGATTCAATGAGTTTCGGTTTTCAGGTCAAAAAGGATTCTTGGAATGTGCGTGGCGATCAGCGCACCCTTGAAGATGTTGCTTTGTTTGAAGTTTCGTTGGTGACCAGTGAAGCGTATGCCGCTACTGCTGGCACTGTGTCGGTTCGTAACTATGTTGCCACCGCTGATAAGGCTTCTGTGGATGTTGATGTTTTGGCTGAAGCGATGAATGATTTTGAGCAGGGTAACGAACTGACCGCTGAAAAGGCGAACGCTATTCAGTTGGTTTTGGAAAAGCTCACCGCGCCTTCCGCTGAAGAAACACCTTCTGCTGATTTGCTTGCCATCAAACGCAAACAGTTCGAACTGTTGCTGAAGGAACTCAATCTTGGCTAATCGTGAAGAAATCATCAAGGCTATTCTTGCTGTTGCTGGTAACCCTGCTTCTGGTGTGATCGCTGACCTTGCACCGGCTTTCGCTGATGCGATTGTTGCGTTGGATAACCCTGTTGAAAAGCGTGTGATTGAAGCACCTGAAAAAAGGTGATTTTTTGCCTGTAAAATTGTAGGTAGGACTTGCGTTGGCGCGGTTCGTCTTGTTTGCGTTGGCGCGACAAATCCCCCCTATCAATTTATTTAAGGAAATCCAATGAGCGATTTTATTAAGGCACAGACTGAAACTGTTGCCAACCTGGTTGAGCAGGTTCGTTCGGTTCTTGAGGATGCAGAAGTTCGTGGTGGCCTTACCGCTGCCGACAACGAGAAGATTGCACGCATTGAAGCCGACATTGAAGCCCGCGATGCCGCTATTGCAACTGCTAAGCGTATGGAAGAGCGCGCCGCGACTGCAACCGAAGCAATGGCTTCGTTTGAGGTTCCAAGCGTTGAGATTCGTTCGGCTGGCGATGTTGAGCTTCGTGACCTTGCCAATGGTGACAGCCACGAGTTCCGCACCCTGACCGCTACTTCGGGAACCGGTGTTGTTGGAACTTCGTTCTACAACCAAGTTATTGAGGTTGCACAGTCGGTTGCACCGCTTCTTCAGTTTGCGCGTGTTATCAACACCACTGGTGGCGACAACCTTCAGGTTCCTGTTCTTTCTGCTCTAAGCACTGCTGCTATTTCGGCACAGGGTTCAGCAGTTAACAGCAGCGACCCAACCATTACCAACATCACACTTGGTGCTTTCAAGTATGGTGTTCTTGTTCCTGTTTCGCAGGAACTTGTTGCTGATTCGATGATTGACATCAACAGCCTGGTTGCACGCGAAGCAGGTAAGGCACTTGGTTACGCTGCTGGCGGTCACTTCACCACTGGAACCGGAACGACTCAGCCATTTGGTATCGTCACTGGTGCTGGTTCGGCTGTTACTTCGGGAACTGCTGGCCTTTCGGCTGATGACCTGATCACCCTGCTTTACTCGCTAGACCCAGAGGTTCGTCAGGATGCATCGTTTGCGTTTATGGCATCGCCTACCGCACTTGCTGCTATCCGTAAGCTCAAGGACACCGCTGGAAACTACATCTGGTCGGTTGCCAACGGTCAGTCGCAGGTTCTTGGCTACAATGTGGTTGAGAATGTTTCGATGCCAGCCCACACTTCGGGTAACAAGTCGATCATCGCTGGTCGTATGAATGACTTTGTTATTCGTCAGGCTGGCGGAATCAAGGTTGAAGTCAGCGATGACTATGGCTTTGCTAATGACCTTCGTTACTTCAAGGTCACTGGTCGTTTTGACTCGAAGCTTGCACTAGACACTTCGGTTAAATACATCAAGCAAGCCTAACCTTTCTAGGCTGGAAGCCCCCCTGTTGCGTAGGCAGGGGGGTTTCCTTTTGCCTGTTTTTGCTACACTTTACTTAGCCGAAAGATAGGAAACTAAATGGGCAAGTCTGGTAACCCTGCAATCAACTCAAACAAGTTCGATGGGGTTGTTTCTTGGTATTCAAACTCACCTGGTATGCCGACAGGTTATGGCACACAAACCGCACAAGTCGTTTCAAGGATGAAGCGTGACGGATTAGCGGTTCAGTGTTTGTCGAATTATGGTGTGGAAGGTTTGCCAACAACTTGGGATTCTGGTTTTGGCCTGATCCCTGTTCAACCGCGCGGTGCTGATGCGTATTCAAATGATGTTGCTGGTATCCATCACAGGGGTTGGGTTGCTGAAAACCCTAACAAGGTTGATTTGTTTTTCACCCTTTACGATGTGTGGGTTTTACAGGCGGCTTCGTTCGACACAATGCGAATTGCGAGTTGGATTCCTATTGACCACAACCCTGTTCCGCCGAAGGTTTTGGATTGGGCGGCTAGGCAGAATGTGCGCCCGATTGCGATGAGCGAGTTCGGTCAAAGGGCTTTGGCTGCTTATGGGATTGAATCCACTTACATTCCGCACGCTGTTGAAAAGGTGTTCAAACCCACCGCGACTATTGATGGTGTGCCTGTTCGTGAATACACCGGTTGGGGTGAAAAGTTTGTTGTGGGTATGAATGCGGCGAACAAGGCTGGTGGTGGTATTCACCGCAAAGCTTATGCCGAAAACTTTTTGGCGTTTGCTCATTTTGCGCGTGGCAAAGATGATGTTTTGCTGTATGTGCATAGCGACTTGTTGGGTGCGTTTGGTGGTTGGTCGTTGAATGATTTGGCGCAAGCGTGTGGCATCCCTGCGGATAAGTTGGTGTTTGTTGATCCTGTTGAGTATCGAAAAGGTATTTCGGCGGAAAAGTTGGCAGGGCTTTATTCAGGTATGGATGTGTTGTTGTCTGCTAATTATGGTGAAGGGTTTGGTGTTCCGCAGGTTGAAGCGCAAGCGTGTGGCACACCGATTATCACCAGCAATTCTTGTGCATCCCCTGAACTCGCAGGGCCTGATTCGTTTGTTGTTGATGGGCAACCTTTTTGGGATTACGCACAGCGTTCCTGGTTCCACCTTCCGTTTGTTCATAACATTGTGGAAGCTTTGGAACAGGCGTATCAGCGTGGGCGTGGCGAGTTCCCTAAAACTGTTGAGTTCGCTAAACAGTTCGATGCTGAAACTGTGTATCAAAAGCATTGGGTTCCGTTTCTCAAAAAAGAGTTCCCCAATTAGGGCTGGTAGAATTGAACTAGATTTGGAAGGTTTTTGATGGCGATCACGAATGGTTATGCAACGCTTGCTGAAGTGAAGGCGGCGTTGCGCGTAACAGACAGCCTTGACGATTCTTTGCTTGAAATGGCTGTTGAATCAGCTTCACGCCTTGTTGATGGTTATTGTGGGCGCGAGTTCTACAACGCTGGCACTGTTACTCGCGTTTATACCCCTAGCGATGATTTTGTTACTGATCTTGATGATTTCATTTCGATTAGTTCGCTGAAAAGTTCCACCCTTGCCGATGGCAACTTTGATTTGACCTGGAACGCTGACGATTACCAAACTGAACCTTTGAATGGGGTTATTGATGGTGTGCGTTTCCCCATTGACCGCGTTCGCGCTGTTGGTGATTATTTGTTTGTTACTTTGGGTGACCGCGCCACTGTGCAGGTTACCGGTGTTGCTGGCTGGTCGGCTGTGCCGATTCAGGTCAAACAGGCCACTGTGATTCAATCGTTGCGTATCTTCAAGCGTTTAGATTCGCCACTTGGAATCACTTTTGGTGAGTTGGGTGCGATGCGTGTCGGTATGCGTCTTGATCCTGATGTTGCACAGTTGGTTGAACCGTTGCGCCGAATAAGAAACATAGGCTAATGGCTAACATTGCTGCCTTGCGTTCGGGGATTGCAACCAATCTAAGCACCATTTCGGGGTTGCGTGTAACCGACACCATCCCTGACCAAATAAACCCACCACAGGCGATTTTGTCGCTGTCTGGTGTGAGCTTTGATAAGGCTATGCATAAGGGTTTGACCCAATACACTTTTACTTTGACTGTGATTGTTGCAAGACAAAGTGAAAGAACCGGTCAGGCTAAGTTGGACACTTATGTTCAATCTACTGGTTCTAATTCAATCAAGTTGGCGGTTGAGAGTGATCGCACACTTGGTGGGGCGGCGTATGATTGCGTTGTTCCGCAGGTTACTTCTTATGGGGTGACCACAATTGGTGAGATAAACTATATAAGTGGCGAGTTTGAAATTGTCGCTTACGCTTCCTAACGAAAGGTTCAATTGTGGCTGTATTTGTTGCAACTGACTACAACATTAAAATCAATGGCACTGACTATTCAGCCAACCTAACGCAAGCAGAGCTTTCGCTTGAAGCTGATGATGTCGAAGTTACCGCTTTTGGTTCGACTTACCGTAACCGCATTGGTGGTTTGAAGCAGGGTTCTTTGAACTTGCAGTTCAACCAAGACTTTGCTGCTTCGGGTATTGATTCGGTTTTGTTTCCACTGCTTGGCACACAGGCAACTGTTGTGATTAAGCCGACCAGCACCGCTGTTTCGGCAACTAACCCTTCTTACACTTTCAATGCTTTGGTTACTTCTTACACCCCAATTTCGGGTTCTGTTGGTGACCTGGCTACCTTCAGTGTGACTTGGCCTGTGGCTGGCACTGTGACTAGGGCTACCGCGTAACTATGGCAACTTTTCTACGCATTGTTGATGTTGATGATTCGACTAGGGATGTTCGCATTATTGCGGCTGACCTTATCGCTTTCGAACAGGAACACGAAGTTTCTGCCAGCAAGATTGAAACCTTCAAACATATGTGTTGGTTGGCTTGGAAGGCTGAAACTCGCGCCACAAAGTCTGCGGTCACTTTTGATGAGTGGGTGCAGTCGGTTGATTCTGTGACGGATGTTGATTCCCCAAAAGTTTCGTAGCTTTAGGCGATCAAAGCGAACACTGGTTTATAGCGAACTTGTCGGTTGCGACAGGTATCGCGCCGAGTGTTTTGTTGCAGGAAAGTGACCGAATGCTTTACACGATGGCAATGGTTTTGCGGTCACAAAATAACCAGTAAAAAGATAACCCCCACCAGTGTTGATGGGGGTTTTTCTTTTGACCTGGTTACGCAGGGATTGTGACTTTATCTAAACCCACAATGTTGTTTGCTGGTAATGATCGGCAAGCGTTGTAGATGATTTCTTGCAAAACTTCGGTGGTCATTAGTGGGATTGTGGCGAGTTTGGTTAGCGACTTTTGAAGGCTTTGTGAATCGCCTGTTTTGTAGGCTTCGGTTAGTTCATCGCTGGCGTAGAAAACTTGTTCGTAACTCAACACGCCACGCTTCATCAGTTCGTAACTGTTTTCACGATGCCACTTTTCGACCAGTTCGCTTTGGTCGGGTGTTGGGTAGAACAGGTGTTCTAGTTCTTCATAGATTTGGTCGAATAGGTCGGCAGGGTGAAAGCCTAGTTCTTCGAATGCGGAAAGGTTTTGTTCTTTCCATTGTTCGTAAGCTTTGACTGTTTCTGTGGTGCGGTTGCCGAACTCGTTGATTTTGACCAGTTCGCGGTATTCGTTTAGTAGTTCTTTCAGGTTTGCCATTGTCTTTCCTTTCAATTGGCTTGGTTACAGTTTAGGGGGTTTGAACCTGGTTGTGAAGCATTTTCGGGCAACTTTTTTGGTCAAGGTAGAATTGTTTTATGGCCGATTTCGAAGTGTATGTTCCGCGTGTTCGTAATGATCGCGGAATTATCGGGCTTACTTCAGGCGATTTTTTGGCAAGCGACATCCGCGCTATCAACAGAGCTTTGAAAGAAATTGACCCTGCACTTAGAACAGAATTTATGCGTGAAGCAAAAGCTGTTGGGCAAAAAGCCGCTAGTTTAGTGAAACCGGCGTTGCCACCAACCGCGCCTTTGTCTGGTATGAACACGAATGGTCGTTTTGGTTGGAATAACCAAATGACTAAAAAGGGCAGAGTTGCTGCCACAAAGGTTGCTGTAAATTTTAGAACTTCGCAGGGTAAGAATGCGAAAAAGATGGGTTTGCAGACAACCAGCCTGGTTTCGGTTCGTGTTGTTGCCCCAATGACTGCAATCGCAGACATTGCAGGTAGGTCGGGGAATCAGGTTGGTAAGGGTTTTGAAGACAGTGGTTATTCAAAGCCTTATCGGGATCGTTATGGGAACATTAGAAGGCACAAACTAAATGGTCAGGGTGAAGCGATGATTCGAGAACTTGGCGGTCAGGCTTCGCGTTATGCGTGGCCATCTTTGATTGACCGCAAAAATGACTTGGAACAAGAAGTGCGCGAGATCGTGAAAAAGTGGTCAATTGTTGCAAATAGAAGGTTGAGCTAATGGCTGTTATTCTGCCCATTGTTACGAAGTTTAGTGATGTTGGTATTCGTAAGGCGCAATCCGCTTTTGGTGGGTTGGGTAAGTCTATTGGCACTTTGGCTGGTGCGGCTGGTGTCGCGGTTGGTTTGGGTGCGATTGTTTCGACTTTGAAAGAATCCACTATGGCGGCGGCGGCTGATGTGAAAAGTCAAAAGTTGTTGGCTTTGCAGTTGAAAACCACTACTAACGCGACTGCTAAACAGGTTGCACAGACCGAAGATTTTATCGGCAAATTGTCTTTGGCTTCGGGCATTATGGATGATAATTTGCGCCCTGCTTTGGCTAACGCGGTGCGTGGCACAGGGTCGTTGGAAAAGGGTCAAAAACTTTTGGCTATTGCCCTTGATGGTGCGGCGGCTTCGGGTAAGCCTGTTGAAACTGTGATGGCTGCTTTGATTCGTGCGAACAACGGAAACACAACCGCGCTTTACAAACTCGCGCCACAGTTGAAAAAAACTAAAGGCAACATTGATGATTTTGCTGCTTCGGTGAAGGGTGCTGCTGAAGCCGGTGCTGATCCGTTCGACAGGTTCGCGGTCACCATTGATTCCATCAAGGAAAAACTTGGAATGGTGTTGTTGCCGATTATGAACAAGTTGGTTGGTTATTTACAGGTAGAAGTTTTACCGCGAGTGAGCAAGTTTTTGGATGAGATTCAAAACCCTAAGACCGAGATTGGTAAGGCGTGGGTTGATTTGCAAACCACCATCAAGGGCATTGTTGCTGGTTTTGGTGATTTCTTTGCACAGTTCAGCGAGAACGGTAACGCGATTGAAGGCCTTATCAATGTGATGAACTCTATTTTGAAGGCGTTGCCAGCGTTGCTTGCGTTGAAGGGCATTATGGCTTTGGCTGCTGCTGGTAAGGGGCTTTCTACTTTGGTTGCTGCTTTGACCAGTTCGGGTGTTGGTGGTGGTGGCGTTGTGGCTACTGGTGCGACACCTGGTAAGGGTAAAGCCAAAGGTAAGGGTGGTTTGGGTAACCTTGTTGGTGCGCCACTTGGTTTGAACCCTGTCGGTTTGGCTGTTGGTTCGGTGCTTATGACCAGCGGTAGCACACAGCAAATGACCCCTGAACAGTTGGCTAAATACAACGCCGATGTTGCACGAAACAAACAACTCAAAGCTAACCCACTGACTGGCACAGGTGCTTTCCTTCGACCTGCTGGCAACACAAACATCACTGTAAATGTTGCACCTGGAACTGATCCGCAAAGCACCGCTAACGCTTTGGTGAAACTGTTGGGCCAATACGATTCAGCCAACGGAACTAACATCGTCAAAAAGAAGAAGTAAAAAATGACTTCACCGGTTAGCAAAGTTGAATTTGGTTTTACTCAAAGCAGTTATGGTGTTTATGTTTTCCAAGATGTGACTGCTTATGTGCGTTCGGTTAGCATCAATCGTGGTTTGCAACGCGACTTGGACACTTTCGCTGCTGGTAGTTGCAGTGTTGTTTTGGATAACCGCGACAGGGCTTTTGACCCTGCCTACACTTCGTCACCTTTTTATGGGGAAGTGAAACCACAGGCGGCTGTTCGTATCTCTGCTGGTGGTGTTGTTATTTTCACTGGTTACATTGATTCTTGGTCGTTTGATTATTCGATTGTTGGTGACCAGACCGCAACTTTCAGCGCATTGGATGGAACGACTAGGATTGCTAACGCACAGGTGATACCTGGAACACCAACTGCACAATACGCTGGTGCGCGTATCGGTTCGGTGGCTTCTTCAACAGCGGTTTCTTGGACTGGTGGCACTGTTCTTGATGTTGGTCAGTATTTGTTGGGAACTGATGTAATTGATTCAGGTGTTTCTGCTTGGGATTACATTCAGGATGTTGCGAAAGCTGATGGTGGGGCGGCGTTCATTTCGGGTGCTGGTGAATTGGTTTTCAAGTCGGGTGCAACAAGTGATGCGCCTTCTACTCGCACAACTAACCGCTACAACAAGTGCAAAGCACCTGGTTTTGAATCGGCAACTATTACTGGTTGGACTGGAACCCGAAGCTCGACTGTGGCTTACAAGGGCAGTTGGTCGTTGCAGGGAACTAACACAACGGACTGGTATTCAATTAGCCCTATTACCCCTGAAAACATTTATGGTGTGAAGTTTGAAGATTCGGCACAAACTTGGACTGCAAATGTGCCTTACACGATCAGCCTTTATGTGTATTCGACTGTTGCCCAAAACATCACCCTTGTTGGTGGGTTCAAGAAAACTACTTCGCCACAGGCGGTTGATGTTTATTCTTCAACAACTGCTGTTTCAGCGAACACTTGGACAAGGATCAGTGTTACTGCAACTCGCGTGAATGGTGTGGCTATCAACTTCAGCGTTGAAGCACCTGGTGGCACTATTTATGTTGATGCAGTTTTGATTGAGCAAACAGCGGCGTTGCTTGATTTCTTTGACGGAACTTATGGGCCAACCGATACTGCAACTGTTGATTACAGCCAGACTTGGGATGGCACAACAAACATTTCAACAAGCACTTTGACCATTGTTACCACTTACCCCCCGAACAGTAGTGATGCGATTGTTTTGAGTGATGCAGGTGGCACAGCAATCCCTTACACAGACATTTCGGTTGTGTATGGCAGTGAGTTAAATTACAACAAAACGATTGTGTTGCGCGCCGCTACTTCGACTGGTGGAACAGCAGTGAATTTGGCTAATGGCACAGCGTATGGAATCAGGGTGTTCAGTGATGATCAGTCGCTGATTGGTAGTGATGCTGATGCTCAAGCTTTGGCGAACTATTATTTGGGTGCTTATGACGAACCAGAATTGCGTGTTGATTCGGTGACTATTGACTTACACGCACTTGACGGCAACCAGCAGGAACTTGTTTTGAATCAGGATTTGTGGGGTGGCGCACAAGTCACTTTCACACCTGGTGGGGTGGGTTCAGCGATCACAAACAACCAAAAGATTATTGGTATTAGTCACCAGATTTCGCCTGTTACTCATTCTGTGCAGTTAAATCTTGGCACTTGGGGTAACAAGTTCAGGTTGGACAGCACCATTTTGGGTGTGTTGGATACCAATGTTTTGGGTTACTAACCCTGCGGTAAAATTGGATTAGAGAAGGAAGTTTTTTATGGCTGGTGCAGGTTACAAATCTTTTGTCGGTGGTGCTGTTTTGGGTGCTACCGAAGTAAATACTTACCTGATGCAACAGAGCGTTATGGTGTTTGCGACTACTTCGGCGCGTTCGTCAGCGATCACTGCGCCTTCGGCTGGAATGCTCACTTTCATCACAGGCACTAAAACAATTGAGCTTTACGATGGTTCGGGTTGGACAATTATTGGTGGTGGCGATTCTTCCACTTACCCTAACCAGAATGTGGTTACTGCTGGTGGTTACTCGCGACCAACACCTTTCGCGATTTCCGCTGGAACTGCAAGCATTACCGGTAACGGAACTGTGACGATTGGTGGAACAGGGCGTTTCACACAAACCCCTGTGATTACCCTTTCGATTGCTTCGAACGCAACGAACCGAACTTCGGTAACTTATGCGGCAACTGCTACACCGCTAACCACAATCACTGCTTATGTTTGGACTGGTGCTTCTGCGGCTACTGTTGCGGCTACTGTGAATTTTATTGCTGTGCAAATGACTTCTGCTAGTGCTTCGAATGTGGGTGCATAAACGATGGAAGAATTGGTTGTTTTAGTTATGGCTACTTGCCACACTGAAGGTTGTTCAATGGCGGAAGAACCTATCCCTTGTGGTAACCCGATGCCGAACATTTATTGTGGCGGTTGTGGTGTTGAGATCAGCGACAAGGTTCAGGCCGAAATTCCACCGAAGGCAGCTTCGTAATGGATGAGCAAATCCCTACTTGGGCGATTGAACTCATCAAACAAGTTGAGCGTTTGAATGAGAAAATCCCAACTCACATTGAGTGGGTTGAACGCAATATGAAGGATCACGAAAACCGCCTTCGACAGTTGGAACAGTTCAAGTGGGTTTTGGTTGGTATTAGTTTGGCTTCTGGCGGTTTGGCTGCTGGTTTGATGAAAGTGTTTGGTGTTTGATGTTTCAGTTTCCGGTTGATGGCGCACCTGGTAAGGCGTGGAAAGTAACTTCCCCTTTTGGTTGGCGCACACACCCAACCAGTGGTAAGAAGTCGCACCATAATGGTGTTGATATTTGGGCTTCTGCGAATGTGTATAACGAAGCGTTCGCTAAGGGTGTTGTGTTGTTTGCAGGGCCTTCGAAGCAGGTGAAAGCTGATGGTTCGGTTGGTGGGTTTGGTCACCACGTGATTATTCGTCACAACATTGATGGGGAACTTTACACTTCGGTTTATGCCCATATGGTTGAAGGCACTTTGAAGGTGAAGAAGGGCGATAAGGTTGTTGCTGGCACTGTGCTTGGGCGTATGGGTGCTTCGGGTGATGTGACTGGTAAGCACCTGCACTTTGAGATTTGTAAGGGTAAAAATTATGCGTGGTCGGCTGATGGGTCGGGGTTTGTTGATCCTATGGCTTTCATCAAAGCTTTGATGGCGCGTGATGCGGTTGTGAAGTCTGCACCGCACCCGACCCCTGAACCTGTTGCGAAACCGGTAACTAAAAATCCTGCGCCTGTAAAGAAAAAGGTGAAGTAAATGCGTGAGCGTTTTTTTGATGTGTTGGCTGTGTTGGGTTCGTTGGCTTGGCGTGGCTTTGGTTTGTTTCTGTTTATTTTGGGTGGGTCGGCTGGTGTTGGTGCAGTCGTTTCGGGTTCTTGGATTACTGGTGTTGTGATTGCTTGGGGAACTTTGATGATTGGTGTGGTTGGGGCGATTGGTTATGCGATTGCTACTACTGGTCGCGCTGATTCTTTGACTGTTGAAGATGCTGTGAAGGATGCTGTGCAGAAGGCGCAGGAACAGCAAGACAAGTAATAGAAGCAACAGAAAACCCCCTGCCATTATTTGCAGGGGGTTCTGTCTTTCCCCACCGATAGGGGGGGTTAGTGGGGAAATCTTACGAAACGCGGGTTTCCTTGATCAGTCCAAGAACGCGCTCATCGTTACGCATAACAAGAATCTTGTGTGCCATTTCAAGGCTTACAGCAGGAATCATTTGGTTGATTAGTTTGCCAGTGTTTGGGTTCTTGATTGTGAAGTGGAATGTCTTGATGGTGCTGGTGAAGTTTTTTAGTTCGGTTGTTGCGTTCATTTGTTTTCCCTATCTTTCTTCGGCTTTCTGCCGATGTATTTATTTAACCACATTTTTGGGTTGCTGTGGGCAAAAAACGCAAATTCGTCAAAGTTTTTCTATAACGGTTTGGTAACGAGCTTTTCACGATCAGCAGTGGAAAGGCCACCCCAAACCCCTGCTGGTTCGTGCGCGGTCACAGCGTATTCGCGGCACAAAAACTTCACAGGGCATTCATCACACAGTTTCTTTGCACCAGCGATTTGGGTTTTGCGTGTTTCCCAATCCAAACCTGGTAGGTCATCATCCCAATAATCAGGGTTTTGCTGGCAGGGGGTTTCGTCACCCAAATCAATGATTGCTTTGATTAGTTCGCGGTAAAGCTTATTTTGTTTCGACACAGTATGAACACCTTTCGTTTCCTTTGGCGGTTTGGAAGCCAAACGATTCAGCAACACGATACGCGGTCAAATAGTCTTTTGGCAAATCGGTTGAGTTGGTTAGGTAGTCGCTTAGTTTGCCAGCGCACCAGTCGCAAACAATTTCTATTGATCCGTTTGGTTTTTGAATAACCATAAAATGTCCTTCGTTGTTGTTAGTATTCGAATACTAATACAGAAAGGGAAAAACACCCTGGATAACTCAACAGGGTGTTTCCCGACACCAGATAGGAAAGATGATGTCTTTTTCAATTATAGAGTTGCCTAACAAACTTGGTTCGGCGGATTTCATTGGTCGGTTTGGTAACGGATCGGTTGAGTGGCACGATGTGCGCGCGCAGGGTATTGGTGGCAGTGAAGTTGGCACGATTTGTGGCCTGAACAAGTGGGAATCTGCTTTTACTTTGTGGGCTAAGAAGTCGGGGAAGATTAGTGGCGAGATTTCGCAAAGCGAACCGATGGAATGGGGTAACCGGTTAGAGAAAGTGATTCTGGATAAGTTTGTTGAGCTTCATCCTGATTTGAATGTGTGGGGTGATGCTGGAACTTGGCGGCACGAAACTGATTCTTGGGCGCACGCGAACCCTGATGGGGTTTATCAGCGACAGGATGGTTCCTACGGGATTATTGAAATCAAAACCGCTAGTTACCCTGATGATTGGCAACTGCCCCCACAGGGCGTTTTGGGGTCGGCTAGTGGTGTGCCACGCTACTACCTAACACAGGTGCAACATTATTTGCGTGTGTTTGGTTTCAAAGAAGCAATTGTTTGCGCCTTGTTCAGTGGCAATAAGTATCGCGAGTTTTTGGTTGAAGCTGATGAGTTCCAGCAGCAGGTTGATCGTGACCAAGTGTTGCGTTTCCTTGAGTGCATTGAGCAAGACAAGAAACCGGATTGGGATGGGTCGGCTTCGACTTATGAAACTGTGCGTTTGTTGCACCCTGAAATCAATGATGATTCGGTTGAGTTGGGTGAGATTGGTCACCAGTTGTTGTATGCGTTCGCTGAACACACTGAAAGTGAATGGGTGTTGAATCAGCGGAAGTCGCAGGTTTTGGAAGCGATGGGTTACGCTAAAAAAGGTTTGCTTGATGGTGAAGTGATTGTTACTCGTCAGGCAGGTAGGAATGGGGCAAGCCCATTTCTGGTCATTAAGAAGGGAAAGAAATAATGGCTGGTTTCAATTTGGCTGATTACGAAACAGTTGAAGAAAGGTTGCGCCGCTTTTGGGCCGACCCTGTTAGTGCGGATGCACGCATTGTGTCTATCAACCACACAACGGAAGAAGATAGGCAACGCGGTCAATGGGTGATTGAAACACGCCTTTACTTGTCGGCTGATGATCAGTTGAACGACACCCCGAAAAGCACCGGTTGGGCTTTTGAGATTGATGGCACTGGTGGGGCGAACAAAACTTCAGCTTTGGAAAACGCTGAAACAAGTTCCATTGGTCGTTGCTTGGCGAACTTCACTTTCAGTGGTAACAAACGCGCCAGCAGGGAAGAAATGCAAAAGGTTCAGCGCAACCTGGTTGGGCGTGACTGGATTGCTGAAGCATCCCAACTGACCGATGTGGATACACTTAGATTGTTATGGCAGGATGCCAGACAGGGCGGCGCGGATGATTCTGTGTTGCAAGTGATCAAGGAACGGGCTGATGGATTTAAGAACACAGGCGATTCTTTGGGCGGCAATAAAGCAACAAAATGAGTTGCGCGAGTTGGCGTTGTCGGTTGGTGAAGTTGTGATTGCTGGCAACGCTGAACTTGAGCTTCAGCGGTTAGCGGATAGGTTGAAGAATGGAATTTCAAACACCAGACACGATAATTAGTGAGTTGGTTGCGGTTCGTGCTGAAGCCGCTAAAGGTGTTGATGCTTTGCTTGAGTGTGAAACTGAAGTTGCGCGCCTTGATTTTGAGTATTCGAAGGCACAGGCGCAAGCGGTTTTGGATTCGGTTGGAACTGCTTTGGATAGGCAAGCGTTGGCTACTTTGGCTGCTGCTGAAATAAAGTTTGAACTGGATTTGGCTAAGGCTAAGTTGAATCGTGTGAAGGCCAAGTTGCGTCATTTGCAGGATGTTCAAACGAACATTCAGTCACAGGCGCGAATGGTTGAATTGACTTACAAAACAGCAGGGGTTGGGCGTTGAACGCGCGAGACAGAAAGAACCTGTTTGAGCGTGATCAGGAACAGTGCTGGCATTGTGGAACCACTGAACGCCTAACAGTTCAACACAGGGTGAATCGGGGAATGGGTGGGTCGAACAAACGCGACAACCCTGCGAACCTGATTCTGCTTTGCTGGTTTGTGAATTTTGAAATGGAAGCCAGCAGTCGCGCCGCTGAAAGCGCAAGACAGGCAGGGTGGAAAGTTGATAGGGGCAACACACCAGAACTAACACCGGTGTTCCACCAACCAACCAACACCTGGTATTTGCTTGATAATGCTTGGGGGCGTAAAGTAATCCCCAAGTAACACTTTTTTTGATAGGAAAAGCTTTGAAATACGATTGCACCCGTTGCGGTTTGTCTTGCCTTAGTGAGTTCGCTTATTCGAAAGCGATTGAGCGTGGCAAAGAACCTTTGTGTGCCGACTGCCAGCAACAAAAACCCCTTTACCGTATCCAATACGATGATGATTATTGTGTGCCACATCAGGGTTTTTTTGATTCTGATGATTGGCCTTTGAATGACGATGGTTTGCGTGTTTTTGCTGATCGTGCCACTTGTGGTCATAGTGATTGTGTGAAGCCGACACATCACGCCGCACCTGCACAGGTGAAATACAAGCAACCGAAGCATCCGCGCAGGAAGGGGTTTGTGAAACCTGCCCCGAAGAAGCGTGGAAGGCCACCAAAACTTGTTGTAAAAGAAATCAAGACTTTCGCTAAGAAAGACAAGCAGGTTTGGGATTACGCGGTTATTATGATGCTGGCGGAAGCACAAGACATTAGTCGAAGAAACAAAAGGGTGTAAAATTAAAGAGTGGACAGGCCACCGAAATGACCTGCCCACATAACCAACAATCGCGGTGTTGGTAGTAACTAGTTTACTGCCTACCCTAAACAGAAAGGCAGTAAATTGTCGTTAGTAAAACCCCAAAAATCTGGTGTTAGCGAAATCCCCCACGAATGGATTTTGGATGAACGCCTATCAGCCCTTGAATTGGGCATTCTAGTAAAAGCCACCATTTTCAACAATGTTTCAGCTTTATCTGCTGACTTCTATTTGGCTAACCAAACTCGCTATAACGATCCTCAAAAAGTTCTTGAATCGGCACTGATTCAACTTGAGCGTTTCGGCTACCTTGAACCTGGACAGTTCTAATGGCTATCGAAGTTATGACTGCTGTTTGGAATCACAGCAAAGCTTCACCAGCCGCCAAACTTGTTCTTTTGGCTATTGCTGATCATCAGGGCGAAAGGGGTGCGTGGCCTAGCGAAGCAACGCTGGCGCGTGTAACCGGTATGAGCGAAAGAAGTGTGCGCCGAAAGGTTGCTGAACTTGTTGAGTTGGGCGAATTGAGCGTTGAAGTAAACGCTGCCCCTATGCCTGGTCGTTACAAATCAAACCTTTATTGGGTGCTTGTCGGTAGGGTGGACAATTTGGGTAAGGGTGGACAATTTGAACATCAAGGGTGGACAGATTTGGCATTAAGGGTGGACACTGTTGACCAACTAACCGTTAAAGAACCATCAAAAGAACCTTTAAGCAAAAAACAGGTTTTTGATGTTCATTGGAAACCGTCTGTTGAAGAATTTGCGAAGCTTCGGGATCAGTATCCAAACGCTGATTTGCTAAGTGAAGTTTCGGCAATGATTGATTACCTGGTTGCCGAAGGGAAAGAAAAAACTGTGAAGGATATGTCTGCGCGGTTTCGTAACTGGATGCGTAACGCTGATAAGTTTGCGAAGGGTGCTTTGTCGAAGCAGACTGTTGATGAGTGGTTTGTGAAACCGGAAGATCGTGTGAAGTGAGTATTGAGCAAGCCCTTATTGGTGCAGTTCTTTTGGGTGGTGTTCGCACCTTTGATGAAGTTGAGTTGCAACCAGCAGACTTTTTCGAACCAATCAATGAAAAGATTTGGGCCGAGTTTGCGAAACGCGCCGCAGGTAATGAACCGATTGATTCCCCTTCTATGTCTGCAAAGTTTGACCAAAACTATTTGGCGAACTGTGTGAATCAGTGTCCTACTGCTGCTACTGCTGGTTATTATGCTTCGCAGGTTCGTGAAGCGGCGTTGAAGCGTAGGTTGGCGCAGACTGGAACAATGTTGTTGGAAGAAGCGACAAGTGATTTGTCGGCTGATGATGTTTTAGAATCGGCTTATCGTCAGTTGGATTTGTTGCAACTAACAACGGTCACTGATGAAGTTGAGTATCTGCCTTCGGTGTTGAGAACTTACCGCGCCAGCCTTGATGAAGTGGTTGTGAATGCGAGTTCGGGGATCACAAAGCTTGATGAGTTATTGAACGGTTTTCGTAAGGGTGGGCTTTACATTATTGGTGCGCGACCTGGTGTGGGTAAGACTGTGATTGGGTTACAGGCTGCTTTTGGGTTGGCGCGTAACGCTAATGTTTTGCCTTCGGGTGAAGTTGCTGGTGCTGTGGCGTTTTATTCGTTGGAAATGTCGAAGCGTGAGTTGATGAACCGGTTGGTTTCGCAAGTATTGTCTATCCCGATGGATTCTTTAGACAGGGGTTTGTTGGGGAAGGTTGAGAAGCAACGCATTGATGAACGCGGTGCAGAATTGCATAACCTTTTGACTATCAATGATCGGGGTAACCAGTCGTTGGCGAGTATCCGCAACTTTGCGCGGTCAATCAAAAGGCAGGGTGTGCCGCTGAAAGCAATAGTCATTGACTATTTGGGTTTGATTGCTGATGTTCAGTCGGGGCGCAACCGTTACGAAGCAATGACGATGGTTTCGGGTGCGTTGAAAGCTTTGGCTAAGGATTTGGATGTGCCTGTGATTGCTTTGGCACAGTTGAACCGAAATGTTGAAGCAATGAAGGAATCTATGCCGAAGATGAGTGATTTGCGTGATTCGGGTTCGATTGAGCAGGATGCGGATGTTGTGATTTTGTTGCACAGGTCGAAGGAAGAACCTGGTGTGATGTGGTTGAATGTTGCTAAGAACAGGCACGGACAGACAGCGACTTTACAGTTCAAGTTTGAAGGCCATTACTCAAGGATAGGAAACTGATGGGGATCAAGATTGGTTCGTTGTTTAGCGGTTATGGCGGTTTGGATTTGGCTGTTTCTGCTGTTACCGGTGGTGAAGTTGTTTGGCATTGTGAGTGGGATGATGCGCCATCAAAAATTTTGGAAAAGAATTTCCCTAATGTTCCCAATTATCGGGATGTTTCTAAGGTAGATTTCACACAGATAGAAAAAGTTGATGTTTTGACTGGTGGGTTTCCCTGCCAAGATTTATCGCTTGCTGGCAAAAGGGCTGGTTTGAAGGAAGGAACTAGAAGTGGTTTATGGACAGAGTTCGCAAGAGCTATTGAAGAACAGCGACCAAGACTTGTCGTTATCGAAAATGTTAGGGGCATCCTTTCAGCGGCAGCCCATAGCGACTTGGAACAGTGCGAGTGGTGTTTGGGTGACGGATCAAATGAACCTTCTTTGCGGGCATTGGGTGCTGTGGCAGGAAGTTTGGCCGAACTCGGGTATGACTGTAAATGGGCAGGTGTTCGCGCTGCCGATGCCGGCGCACCACACAGCAGGTTTCGAATCTTCATTGTTGCGTTCCCCCAAAGCGAGTGAAGGTCAGGGCGGTGCGCTTGGTGAAGCTGAAGCTTTGAAGCGTGGCAATACTGTGGGTGTGCGTGATCAGGTTTTAGATTTGGTTGCTGGTCAGGGTTTGAAGGTTTCGCGTGTTGTTGATAATGAGTTGTTGCCGACACCAGCGGTGGCGCATTTACGCAATCACGATGAACCTGTTGAAGATTATTTGCAACGCAGACAAGATTTCACTGATGGTAAAACTAAGGGTATGCCTGGTGCTTCACTTGGTGTTGCTGTTCGGTTGGCGAGTGAAGGCATTGATTGGAAAGATGAAGCTTTGATGCCAACACCTACAACACGCGATTACAAAGACGGATCGGCTGAACATCAACGCGATGGTGTTGTGCAAACTGATACTGTTGCTCGGGCAATTTTCAATAGCGGTGAAGTGTTGTTGGGAACGCCACGCGCGACTGCTGCTGATTCTTCGGCTGTTCAAGTTGAGTTGGGTGCGCCAAAGGGCAGGATTGAAGATCAGGTGAAACTTACTTCTTGGGGTAAGTTCGAACCTGCTATTCGCCGCTGGGAAAAAGTTTTAGGCCGACCAGCACCTGCACCAACGAAACCTGATGGGCGTGATGGCGCACACCGGTTGAGCAGTGAATTTACTGAATGGATGATGGGGTTACCTGCTGGTTGGGTTACTGGTTGTGGTTTGACTAGGAATGAAGAATTGAAAGCTTGCGGTAATGGTGTTGTGCCACAGCAAGCTGAATTGGCTTTGCGTTTTCTGTTGCAAGACATTCCTTTTGAACCAGCAGGGGGGGGGCAAGTGAATCTTCCAACCCCAACAGTGAGCGACACCTACACCGATAACTTGGCAAGCACACAACAAAAACCTGGTTCAATGCATAGTGTGACTTTGCCACAAGCGGTGCGTATGGTTGCCGCTGTCGAAGATACCAACTAACCTGAATGAGTGTTCTTTTATGCTGAATGTCCAAGATGCGGTATCCGTCAGGAAATCGCTGGCAAGCGTAATAAACAAATCAGGTGCGACAGTTGCAAAGCAACAAGGCAAGAACGGATAACTTATGGCAGTGAAGAATGTTTGGCGTGGGGTGGTCAATTCGATAAAGATGACCACCCAGTTCTGGATGATCAGCTTTACCTTCCTGGTTACCGTTTGTGCGGCCATCGCGATTGTGTTCGTATTGACCATATCGTTCGAGTTGTCGGCGGTGTGGGATAAACTGAAAACCCGACTAGATAGGAAAAATAAAAATGGCTGATGTTAAGTTCAAGGGAATTGTTGAGCGCGTTCTTGGCACTAAGGGTGTGAAGGTTGTTGAGAAGCACAGCAAGAAGAATGATGCTGGCGAGTGGGAAACTGTTGGTCGCACTTTTTTCACTGTGTGGGTTGGTGACCAAGTGTTACCGGCTGAAGGTGATTTGATCACTGTTGTTGGCACACAGAAAACTGTGGCTGAAGAATACAAGGGCGAAACACGCTACAACTTGCACATTTCAGCTTCAACCATCATTGTTGAGAAGTCGTTTGGGCCACGCACCAGCAGTAAGCCTGTTGATGAAGATGACCTACGCAAGTATGGTGCGCCTTTCTAATGTTGCAGTTCGCCATTGGTTTGACTGTTGCGTTTATCATTTTCGCGCTCGCCGCTGAAGCAACAAGTCTTTGGTTGGTTATTGTGGGAATCGTTTTGGCTTGCTTGTTTGTGATCAGTGCGATGGTTGTTGGTTATGGGTGGGCGCAGAAAAAGTTTCAGGATGATATCGAATTTTAGTGAAAGATTGTCTGTATCTAAACAGTGATAAACTTTAGGTATGGCTTTTACTAACGAAGATCTTATTGCCGCTTATAGAGAAACAGGATCAGTCTGGAAAGCTGGAAAGCTTTTGGGAATACCTGGTCAAAATGTTCATTCAAGACTTTCTGCTATTGGGTATAAATTTGCCAATGGTCAATGGACTGAAGAAGAACTTGAAGAATTAAAAGAACTTGCCGGTCATTTCACAATTGCTCAAATTGCTTCAAAACTTGGAAGGCCCTATAACGGTGTTGCAATAAAAATAAGCCGATTAGGATTGTCTAACCGTTATGGAAATAGCCAAAGACGAAAACCACCAAAAGTAACTAAGTGGTCTAAAGCGAGTGTTGCTAAATATGTGGAAGATATTGATCAACAACAAATAAAAATTACTCGATACGCTACGCAAAATAATTTGCCAATTGAATTGTTAGTTCGTGCAATTCAAAATCATCAACCTTTGTGGTGGCTTGCTTATTGCGAGAAAAACGCGGTCAAACCTAAAACTGAATGTCCTTATTGCAAAACAGATTTTTGGCCTCTATCGAAAAAGCAAATTTATTGTTCGCGCAGTTGCGCTAATGATTCACGCACTGATAATGGTTATTTCGGTGGTAGGCGTAGAGAAACTATTGGTCTAGCTGAAAAAATTTGCCAGTTATGCGCTAGAAAAAATGTTAAGGGTTTGTCTAGTCATCATATGATCGGTAAAGAAAATGACCCAGACAATGAATATTTGATTGCTTTGTGTCCTGGATGCCACCAGTTAGTTACTTTGTTGGGTGGCCGAAATTTCGCTGGCACGCCGGAAGTTTGGGAAGCCCTTATTCAATTGGCAATGATTCGCAAACTTGGTGATAACAAAGAAATGGCAGCAATTTTTTGTTCTGTTGAAATAGAACTTATTTCAAAAGATAAATTGAAATCTTTTGAAGATTAGCGTTATCTAATCGTTATCAAACACGCCAATCTTTTTTTGCGAAAATCCTTTCTTTGCGACCTGGTTTCGGGTAGATTTGTCTTATCGGGAAGGAAAGCCCGAAGAAAGATAGGGAAACAAAATGACTAAGCAAGACTTAGAAACACTGGACTTCGACACGATTCTTAGTGTTGGCATTTACAAAGTGTGGCGTATGAGCGCAAAAAAGATTGTTGTGTTGAACACGCAAACTAAGCAAAAAAATTATGTTGATGATCTTGATGTTGCTGCCAACTTTTTCACCGCAAAGGCTGGTGCGTAATGAAAGCCTTTGTCTGGTTCGTTATCGTGTTCGCCAGCATCACCGCGCTGATGTGGCTTATCGAACTCACCGCTGACTTCATCGGTGCGTTACTGATCCCTGCCATCATTTTCGGGTTCATCAAACTTTGGAAGGTTGCTAATGGGTAAGCGCGCTATTGGTTCAAGGTCGTTGCGTTCGTTGCTTGCGTATCGTGTGACTGCTTGGTTGTGGGTTCGTGCAGAGTTGAAAGCTGAACAAGCAAAGAAGCGTTATCACAAAGCTTATGAGAACCGTTTTGGTCGCGTTTCTAGTTGGGATGTGTGATGAAGAAAACTTCAAGTCAGTTGATTGTGGAAGCGATTGCGCGTGAGCGTGGAAAGTTTGAAGCCGCTGAAAGGGAAAGAATTGTTCGTTTGCTAAAGTCGTTGGGGCGTGGGTATGGGTTGGCTTCGATGGTGCGTGAGCAACAGGCGATTATTGAAGCTGTGAAGATGGTTGAAAGGAATAGTTGATGTCGAAACCTATTGATGTTGATTTTGTTGTTGAGATTTTGCGTGATGATCACCTGGTTTGGTCGGCGGATTTTGATGCGATTCGTTTGCCTTTGGCGGATTTGATTGTTTCGATGGCTTCGGCTTTGAATGCGGCGAGTGATGTTGTTGCTGCTGTGGGTAGTGAGTTCCCTAATGGTTGAGACTGTTTATACGCAGGGGTTTCGTGCTGGTCAGGCCAATGAGCAAGAACGCATTATTAAAGTATTGGCAGAAGCAGTTTGTTATTCAACAGATGAAAATGACCCAACTCACGAAGAATGTTATTGCTGGATTGAGATGCCTTTATACAAAGTTATTGCACTTGTCGAAGGGAAACAGAATGGACATTAAATTTGACCCCGTAGTGATGCAACGCCTAGAAGTTTCTTACAACATCGGCGTAAAAACTGAACGCGAAAGAATTATCAATCTACTGATTGACTTGAAAGCAATCAGGCGCGATGCGTTCGGTGACCTAGTAGCTTTCAACATCAGCGGTGACGAAGTGATTTACCTACCTGGATTAGAAAAGGAAAAATAATGGCAACCTATAAACCACCTGTTTCTGTGCAAGAAGCGGCACAACGCGCACTTGTTTGGATTGCTGATGGTAAAGCCGGTCAAGGTTTCACTGCTGTTGGTCGCGCTAGGGCTGGTCAGTTGGCGCGTGGCGAAGAAGTCAGTGACGAAACGATTAAGCGGATGCGATCCTATTTTGCGCGACACCAGAACGACAAGAAGGCTGAAGGGTTTGTTCGTGGCGAGAAGGGTTTTCCTACACCTGGTCGGGTTGCTTGGGATGCTTGGGGTGGCGATGCTGGTGAAGTGTGGGCTAACTCAATCAAGTTGGATGGTGAGTAATGGCTGGCGAGTTTATCAGGGTCGTTCATCAGTGCCACAGACCTGATGCGAGCGCGCAGGGTATTGGTTCAATTTGGCGTTGCGAGTGTGGCAAAGAATGGACTTCTTATGAAACTTATGGTGCTGGTTATTACGCTGGTTGGTATTGGTCAAACAGACCACCCATCATTTTCACATCCCAACCATCAAATTGGCAGTTGTTCATCAATCGTTTGAAAGGTAAAAAATGAGTTTGTTGGCTGATCTGCAACCACCAGCGAAAGTGTGGCCTTGCAAAGTTCGAAGCACACTGGCAACACTTGATAAAGCTGATGCCGAAATTTTGTCTGCCGCTGTAATGAACCCTGAATGGAAGTATCAGGCACTTGAAACCGCTTTGGCTTTACGCGGTATTGATTTGGGTGGTGCGATAATTAAGCGACACCGATTGAAAGGCTGTTCGTGCTGGAAAATTTGAAACCTGCCCCAAGAATTGATGCGACACCTTTAGGCCCTGTCGCTGTTGAGTTCGATGGCAGTGAAGGAACAGCGACCACTAATGGTTTGGCTGATGGTGTTGATTTTCTCGACTTTTTGGAAGAAGCAGGGTATTCGCCTGAAAAGTATGAAGTGGTTGGCAATCCTAGAACTTCGCGTTGGCAACGATATGATGGCGAGTGGCTGACCAGTTACCGGTTCAACTTTCGCCTGAAAACTGATGTGGCGGATTTGCCAGCGTTGTTTGCTGCGGCGAAAAAGTCTGTGAAGGTTGCTAAACCTGTTGTGGGTGAGAAAGCCCTTGTTGTTTGTTGGGCTGATTTGCAGATTGGGAAAGTGGATCACAGGGGCGGTGTTGAAGCTTTGCTTTCGCGCGTTGAATCTGTGAAGGCACAGTTGCTGGCGCAGGTGAAGCGTGAAAAGGTTTCGCGTGTTGTTGTGTTCGATGTTGGTGACCTAGTTGAGAACTTTAGCAACGCTGCTAATTTGCAACAGTTACGCACGAATGACCTTTCGATTATGCAACAGTTGGATTTGGCGGCAACGATTCTTTGGGAATTGTTGAAGGACATTTGCGCTGTTGTTCCTGATGTTGTTTATGCATCGGTGGGTTCTAATCATTGCCAGTGGCGTGTGCAGAAGCAGGTTGTTGGCACACCAACGGATGATTGGGGTGTGTTTATTGGTAGGCAGTTGGCGCGGCTTGCCGCTGAAAAAGAATTACCGGTGCGTTTCTTTGAACCAGCCACACACGATGAATCACTAACCCTTGATGTGTTTGGTCACCGTATCGGTTTGATTCACGGCCATCAGGTTTCGCGACCTGATCAGTTGCCTGATTTTTGGCGCAAATCTTCGTTTGGTAATTCGCCTTTGAGTGGTGCAACAATTCTGGTCAGCGGTCATTTCCATCATTTGCGTGTTCAAGAATTGGGTAGCGATTCGAAGGGGCGTTCTCGCTTTTGGGTGCAAGCCGCAACGCTTGATAATGGTTCGGGTTGGTATATGCGGTCTAGTGGTGAAGATAGCCAACCTGGTTTGGTTACTTTCATTGTTGAGCAGGGTAAAGCTTTCACAGGTTCGGTTTCGAAACTTGTTGTTGAATAGATGTGCTGGTGGGTGCAAACTACTACTTATTGGTTTGACCGGACACCCACCAGTTTCAAATTTGCCGATGAAAGGAAAAAATGCCAACCTACGCTTATGAGTGCGACACCTGTAAAGAATCGGTGACTATTGTTCGAAGTATTACTGATCCTGAAAAGAAACCAATTTGTGTTGGTTGCGGTAAAGCAATGGTTCGAGATTACAAAGTTGTTGGTGTGAGCTTCAAAGGTAATGGTTGGGGAAAACAGGCGCGATGATTCCTGTTCTTGGGTTTGCCACTTATTCGCGGCACGATTTAGCCGACCAACTACTCGCCAGCATTGATTACCCTGTTGAACATTTAGTGATCATCAACAACAGTGGAACGAAACAGTGGCAACCCACCAAACCTGTGTTGGTTGAAAACCTTTGGCACATTGAAGTTCCCTACGGTTTAGGCCTTGTCGGTGCGTGGAACCTAATAGTGAAAACAACACCCTACGCCCCCTATTGGTTGCTGGTCAATGATGATTGCGTGTTTGAACTTGGTTCGTTACAAACCATTGCTGATCAGGCAAACCCTGAAGGGTTAGGTCACCCCAGAGTTGCACCGCTTTGGTCAGCAATTGTTTTAGGTGAAGGGATTGTGCGAGAAGCAGGTTTGTATGACGAACGCTTCTATCCGCTTTACTTTGACGATAACGATTATGAACGCCGCATCAAAGAAAAAAACCTTTTGACCTACACCATCAATGCAGGGATTGCACACACTAACAGTGCCAGCATCAATCCTGAACGAAACGCTATAAGTTACCAACGCAACAACCAACTACACCAAACCAAGTCTGCGAGTAACGACAACAGTTGGACTTGGACTTTACAAACCCGAAGGGATAACAGATGGGATTGATTTACACCGGCGGAACTTTCGACCTGTTCCACAGCGGCCACGCAAACTTTCTTAGACGATGCGCCGACTTAGGCACAGTCACTGTTGCGTTGAACACTGATGAGTTCATTGAAGCTTACAAAGGCAAACCCCCTGTTATGACTTATGCGGAACGCGAAGCAGTCCTGCGCGCTTGCAAGTATGTTTCAAGGGTTATCCCTAACAGTGGTGGTGCAGATTCCAAACCATCAATCATCGAATCCCAATGCGACCTGATCGTTATCGGTAGCGATTGGGCTAGGCGCGACTACTACAAACAAATGGGATTCACACAAGACTGGTTAGACGAATGGGGTATTGGCCTAATGTATTTGCCTTACACGAAAGGCATCAGCAGCACAGACATCAAACAAAGGCTAACCAATGTTTCGTAAGCCCTGCCTGACCTGTGGCAAACTTGGCGAACCTGGTGTTGCTTATTGCCCCCTGCACGAAGCTGAACGCCGCAGAAAAATAAACTGGGGGAAGAACCAGCGCACCCTTTATAAATCACCTGAATACCGTAGGGCTAGGCAACACATCAAAGACACAGCCACCCACTGCCACCTGTGCGGTCAGCCCTTCACTAACAGAAACGAAATCACTGCTGATCACATCCTTGCAGGTGACCCAACCAGCCCACTAGCCCCCGCCCATCGAACCTGCAACAGCAGACGCGGAAACAAACCAATCGAACAATAAACAACACACACAAACACCCAAACCCATCCCCAGTAATCATCGGGGG